CATAGGACAATCTGGCATCTTCGTGTTTTGCCTGTAAAAGGTTTACTAAATGCACTTGCGATTTACGACAGTTACGCACACTTTTTCGATCCAGATTGATATTCCAGCTCAGACTAATTCCTGGTGAGATTGCGTAATTAGTCTTTTCAAATCTTTGAACTGTTCTATAACCACGAACTAATGTTGGGTCGTCAACTTCTCCATCGCCTATTTCTTTTCCGTTTTCATCTGTGGCTCCTTTTACATCTTTAGTTGAATAAACTGGCTCAAGAAAACTATCAACTTTTGGCATACCTCCAGAATAATTGCCAGTTAAAAAAGGTTGAATAACCAAGGTATCACCTTGGCATTGAACTTGTTGTAATGATATTGTATTTGTAAATTGTTTAGATGGCATATTCATTACACCCAAATTAGTTACACTTCCACTGCTATTACTTACAGGATTATTTGTCATTGTAGTATCTGCAATTACAGGACTATTTATTAACAATAGTGCTGAAAATATATATCTCTTCATTGGGTAAATGTTGACATTGTTTCTGTTACAGATTCAGTAATAATATCTCTATTTATTCGAGTAAACGATTTTAATCCTGGGCCGTGATATGCCTCAACTAGATTTGTCGCTGCTCCTTGAGTGTGCATAGTAACCGTAGGTTTAGAATTAAGGTCAATCCCATGATGAGTAGTAGTAACTCCATCTACAACGTGAGTACCTGTAGTAACTGTTTTAGGTAACATATCTCCTTGAATATTTAGATTTGTGCCTCCTACTGAATATTCATAGCCAGTAGAATATGTCCACTGTTCTATAAGTTCTGTGGTATTTTGTTTGCTTTCTGTTCTTGCTGTGGTGCTACCACTATTGAATGATGGAATAACTGGAACTGCTTGTGCTGGAAGGGATATAAAGGCTATTAATAATAAATAACGCATTAGTCACCTATCGACAATGCTGAAGTAATTGAGCCTGTTACAGATGTACCACTTTTTCCTGGTGTTAATCCTATTGTGCCTCCCGATACGCTCGTGATAGTGGCTGCCAACCCTGTGTTGTCACCTCCTGTGTAAGTGATAGTGTCCCCCAACATTGGTAAACTTCCGACTGCACCAGAACTTAAAGTTGTTGCACTTGGAACATCATCTCCTTGGATAAATGTTTCGCTAAAAGTTG